AGGCCCACAAGCTGTTTCCTGCCGCAGCTGAGGCTATCGCCCAGTTTGCTCAGGGGCTTAACCTTCGGGTCGGCAATCTGCTTGCCAGTGGCTTAGAGCTCATCGGGGCATTGGTCCAAGGGATCGCAGCGGCGCTGCCGGTTCTGGTAGAGAGCGTGCCGCAAATCATAGCGGCCCTTATGGCGGGTATCACGGCTCATGCGCCGGATATCCTCTACGCGGGCCACACGATTCTAACCTCTCTAAGCCAGGGCTTGACGGAAAACCTTGCCCTGCTGGCCGAGTTTGTCCCCCAGCTTATCGAGAGTATAGCGACCGGCATTACCTCCTATCTGCCTAACCTCCTGATGGTGGCCCAGCAGATTATAACCGGACTGGTGCAGGGCATTACAGAGGCCCTGCCGGTACTCCTGGAGGTGGGGCTGGCAATCGTCAACAGCCTGGTTTCTACCATCACGGAGAACCTTCCTGCGATGGCAGAGGCCGCGCTGAATATCCTGCAAACCCTGATTCAAGGGATTGTAGACAACCTTCCCGCTCTCCTGGACGCGGCGTTGAATATCATTCAAAGCCTATGCCAGGGGATTGTGGAGAATCTGCCGACCCTGGTAGAAACCGCTCTGCAAATGGTGATGTCCCTGGTACAGGGGATTCTCGACAGCCTGCCAAGTCTGGTAGACGCGGCGGTGCAGTTGGTAGCGACCCTAGTGGAAACTATCTGGAACACCGACTGGGTGAAAATCGGCTCGGATATCCTGCAATTTATCGTGGATGGTATCGCGGCCATTTTGGGTTCCCTGCTGGACATTGCGTTTCAGCTGGTGAATACCCTGCTCGACACCATTGGCGAGGTCAACTGGTTCCAGGTGGGCGCGGACGTGCTCAACTTCATCATCAACGGTATCGCCTCCCTGCTGGGCTCTCTGCTCAGCCTGGCGGTACAGTTGGTGTCTACTGTTTGGGACAAGATTGCCACCACCGACTGGGTGAGCCTGGGCCGCAAGGTGCTGGACTTCATCATCAATGGTATTCGCAACCTGATACCCAATCTGCTCAGCGCGGCCCAGAGCGTGGTCAAGACGGTTTGGGACAAGGTGACAAGCACCAACTGGTTGCAGCTGGGCTCCGACCTGTTGAAAAAATTCATAAGCGGGATTCGAAATGTCCTTTCCAGCCTTGCCACGCTGGCGAAAGATATTGTCTCCAAGATTTGGGACACCATCACCCATACCGACTGGTTGGGTGTGGGCCGGAATATTATCTCCGGCATAGCGAACGGTATCGGCAACGCTGCGGGTATGCTCATTCAGGCCGCGCGGAATGTTGCGGCTAACGCCTTAAACGCCATCAAGAGCTTTTTCGGTATTGCCTCGCCCTCGAAGCGCATGGCGAAAGAGGTTGGCCGCTGGCTCCCGCCCGGTATCGGCAAGGGTGCAGAAGAAGCAATGCCTCAGCTCAATAAGGATTTGAGAGAGCAGCTGCAAGACCTGGTGGATGACGCGAATATCGCGGTGGCGGCTGAGGTGGGCGGCGTGAGCAGTCAGCTGAACGCCTCCACCGGCAGTGGCGACCATAACGAGACCATTACCAATGACAACGGCATTATTGTAAACGTAAACGTCAATTATACCGGCTCCGGGGCCCCGGAGGACGCCCGGCAGACAGGCAGGGATATGGGCGCGGAGGTTGCCCGTGAAATTAGGAGAAGGGGGCTGGTGCCCACATGACCGGAGACAGCTTTAGCTTTAACCAGTACAACAGCGTGGAGGATTGGGGCATGATGGTAGTGGCCACAGACGTGCTGCTTCCGCCCAAACGCAGGCGCAAAATTACCATTCCGGGCCGCTCCGGCTCCTATGACTTCGGGGCAAAGAATTGGGAGGAGCGCACCATCCGGCTGACCTGCACCCTCATGCGACAGATGTCCAAGGGGGAGTTTCGGGAAATCATCTATGCCCTGTCCAAAAAGGGGCGGCTGCGGTTATGGAACGAGCCTGACAAGTTCTATGTGGCCGAGCTCTACGACCCCTCGGAGGTCCAGGACTTCTACATGGAGACCGCCCGGGAATTTGAGCTGGCGTTCACCGCCGAGCCCTTTGCCTATGGCCCCACCGTTACCACGCCTATCTCTAACGGCCGCAACACCATCACATACAAGGGCACGGCGGAAACCCCCTGCGTGATCGTGCTGAAGAACACATCGGCGGCGGACGTGATGAATGTTACTATCACAGCAACCAAAAGGAGGGAATGACCCATGTATGCCTGCGACTACCTGGAAACAGGCTTTTTGAACGTCCTGAGGGGCGTTACCTTTACGGCCACGGCCAAGTGTTATCTGGCTCTGTTCCTCAATGACCCGGGGGAATCCGGGACGGCTGGGACGGAGATCAGCTACGCCGGGTATGCCCGGCTGGAGATCGACTTCTCCGAACCCGCCAGCGTGAACGGGGGCATCGGTATCAAGAACGTGTCCGACGTCACCTTTTCGGCCCCTGCCGACCCAGCGGGGACCGTGACTTATATCGGCATTATGGACTCCTTGGTGGGCGGCAATATGCTGGCCCGGGGGGAATTGACGGAGAGCCTTGTCATAGGGGCCAACGAGCCGCCGGTGTTCCTGGCCGGGGACGTGGAGTTCTACCTGACTGGCAATATGGCGACAGCCTATAAGACCCGGCTGCTGAACTTCTTCCGGGGTACCAGTATTCCGGGGGTCACCCCCTATTTTTCCCTCTGGAACGGCTCCCCGGAGGCGGCGGGCTCGGAACTGGCCGGGGACAACTACCAGCGAGTTAAGCTGACCTTTGGCGCTCCCACGGAGCAGGTCAGCGGCCAGCTTATGTGTCAGAACTCCCTTCCCGCCTCCTTCAACCGGCCCTCTACCGCCTGGGGAGTGTGGAACACATCGGCCATCTACAACGCAGCCTCCGGCGGCGAACCGATATATCTGCAGCAGCTCCCTGAGGAGATCACCATCAAAAAAGGCTATATGCCCACGATGGTGGAGGGGGCCGTTAAGGTGGGGATCAACTGATGTTCAGCTACGGACGTTTCAGCCTATCCCGGTTCTCCCTGGGGGACGGGGGCAGCGTTTACAAAATAGAGCAGACCTTTGGCGAGGGCTTGAACGCCGTGGCGGGCGCTGCTATCCCGGTGGAAACTACGGCTTTTTTCAATGATGTGTTCCGGGGTAGTATGCGGGGCGCTATCGCGGTAAGGTCGGGCTTTTTAGCGGTAGAGGCTTTCAACACGAACTGCAAAATGCGGGCAAATATCCTAATGGGCGCAGAATTGTCCGGGGGCCTGTTCTCTCATGTTATCGCCTCGCAGGACAGCTGCATCCGGCTGGGATTGGCCGGTGAGCTGGGCTCTCTGGTATGGGGCAGTAAAATCATACCCTGGGCCTTTGAGGTTGCTGACAGCCTTACCAGCGCCGTGAACGGTGTGAAGGATATCCAGACCCAGCTTTTCCCCTATGAGGTGCTTACTGCCATTGCGGGGGCCATAAAACAGGCCACGGAGATTGCCTCCTTTGCGGTCACGCTCCCGCCCGGGGCCGAACTGCGCATAGACAGCGACACCTTCCGGGTCACCCTGGATGGGGAAAATGTTCTGTATGCCCAGGCCGGGGACTGGGTGAACCTCTCCAGAGAGCTGCTATACCTGGATATTGAGAGCGCCACCGGCGGCAGTCTGCAAGGAACCATCATTTATACTGAGAGGTACTTGTGATGTTGGAGATATTCAACAGGGACAGGCGGCGCGTGGCTATTGCCGAGAACGCCCACAACCTGCGGGAGGAACGGAAAATTAACAGTCTTTGGTATCTGTACTTCTCCCTGCCGGTGGACGACTCCAAGAATGAATACTGCCTGCCCTTTCACTATGTACGCTGGGACGATGGGGAACTGTACCGCATTATGCCGGCTGAAACCTTTGTGACGGAGACCGGCTCGGTGGAGTACCAATGCGAACACGTCCTGGCCACTCTGATAGACAACGTGCTGTTCGGCTACCATGTGGTGGGTAACCGGGGCGTGTACACCCGGGACTGTATCAACTATGTGCTGGACCATCAGCCGGTGAAAAACTGGGTACTGGACCGCTGCGGGTTCAACCGGCAGTTTGAATACGGTTGGGAGCAGGAAACCTTGCTCTCGGCCCTTTTCTCTATCGCCAACCCGCTGAGCAATTATATGTGGGTGACAGATACCAGCGTCTATCCCTGGCGGCTCTCCTTAGAGGCTCTGGATACCGGGGCTAAGCCGGAGATGTATGTGCAGTATAGTCGTAATATGCTCTCCTATACCGGCTCCACAGACCCTCAGCAGATATGCACCCGGCTCTATCCTTTAGGCTACGGCGAGGGGGTGAACCAGCTGACCATTGCCGGGGTAAACGGCGGGGTGCCCTATCTGCAGAGCCCCCAGGAGTATATCAACCGCTATGGCGTGATAGAGCGGGTATGGGCCG